GGCAGCCAACGTTTCTTTCGGCTCTTGCCTTTGGAGGGTTTAAAGATATCTCCAATCTTATTGATGACGAAACCTCGTTCCTGATTATTATAAATAAAATCTTTGAGGCTCGCTTTCTCTGGATATTTCTTATTCCACTTCATTGACAATACCATCCTCCGACTTCAATCGGAATACGAGAATTTTTTAAAACCCAACCTTGATCTTCACCTTTTTCCTCAGGTCCATGATAGACAGCCAGTTTTTGTAAGATGGCATGACCCTGACTAAAACAGTCGGGTTTAATGTTTTCCATTGTAGGAAAAGTAAACAACATTCCTGTTGCTAGAATTATTATAATTTTCATTTATTCTTTCCTATGCTTATGATAAGAGTAAGGACAACAATTAAAATACTCCACGTTATCCACATATCATTAGCAATGAAAATGAAATTCATAACATCTATAACATCAGTCCAAAACATTTATTTTTCTCTCGTTGAGTTGATTATATTAAACGACATTGATACTCTTAAAAAGTCTTTATTTAAATTAGGTTCAACTCTATGTACCAACCAACCAGGAAATATAACAGCACAGCCTGGCTTGGGTGATAATTGATATGTTAATGAATTATATTTATTGAAGTTTATTTGTTGTCTATCCCAATCGTACCCCATAATATCATGTGAAGGGTGTTGAAACTTTATATTACCACAATCCTTTGGATATGATTGACTAGGATAAAATACACCAGAAAATAAACAATTAGGATGAAGATGGTTTGCATTTGAATTACCATAATTATTTATGTTTACCCACATATTACTTACTTTGGCTGGTTTTTTTAATTGCAATTCATCACACAATTTATGTGTTTCAATAATTAAATTATTGATTAAGTTTTTTAATACCTTTTCTGATAAATCAACGTTCTCTGATTGAAAACCATTTTGATTTGATCTTGTAACAGATTGTTTTTGGTTTTTCATTAAACAATATTTTTCTATCCCAATCAAATTTAAATGACTAAAATCTATTACTTTAATAGGTGAAACAGCAAAATCAATTATTTTAGATGTCATTAGATTATTTATCAAATCCTGTATTTTATAGAACGTATACTTTAATGTAAGTTCTTCTCCTTCTTTAATATTTCTTAATGTTACTAAATTCCATTTATTGAAATGATAGTCTGAACTTGTAAATTTTAATTTAACTTTTTCACAATTTGGTTTATCACTATGATTAAGGAATCCTCCTAGAGGAGTGCGGATAATATTTTCTCCAAATTGTAAATGAGTCATTCCAAAATTAGTTCCTTGCGGAATACTTTCTTTTGCAAAAACTCCAATGTCATGGATATCAGAAAATCCTAAACGTAATTCTTTAGGTAAGGGCTTATACATTAGGATAATCTCTTTCCATAATCATTTCAATAAAGTGAATTGCTTTTTTTAAATCTTCCTTTCCTCCTTTATCTTGGTGTCTCAAGATATATTTAATAACACAACCTTCTGGATATAGCAACTTATTCTCCGTTACAAACTGACTTGGCTGAATTTTATATTTGATATAATGTTTTCCTCCAATCTGTTTTTTCCATACACTCATATTTTAAATTCTTTCATTTTGTTTTTACATTTTATTAAAAATAAATTTTCTATGGTTCGCGTGATTCCCACATACCAAACTCTGAATTCTTCTTCTTGTTTTGCTTGAGATTTCTTTGATCCTTTGATAGTATTTGCCGTTTGATTTAAAAATAAAACTACATTGGTGGCCTCCCCTCCTTTAGCTCCGTGAATCGTTGAGACTTTTATGCGTGGAGGTTTAGATAAATCCTCTTCATTCTGGAGCATGGCTCTCATATATTGTCGTTTAGCTGATGCAACGTTTTTAAATGCTACATTCCAATTTAGATTAATATTCAAATTTATTTCTCCGGTTAATTCTTCTAGTCTTTGTCTTTTTATATCGGGTGGCGCGAGGCCTTGTCTCAATTCATTCCAGGTTTGAATATCTTCGTGCAAAGTTTTTCCTATACTATTACCTTGTGCTGTATTAAAATATAGCCCTTTTCTTTTTAGAAAAGGAAGGATGGGTTTTAATAAAGCCTGTGTTCTCGTTAATATTAACCAGTCTCCTTTAGTTAGATCAATATCATTTAACTTGTATCGTTGATAAATATTTCCTTCGACATCTTTCGGTAAATAATCTTTTGATATTCGATTGAAATAAATTCGTTGAATAATATTTAAAGCTTTTTGTTGAATTAAACGAGGCACTCTTTCAGATTGCCTTAATAAAATTTCTCTAGCTGTCCATTTAATAAAGGAATTGACATCAGCTCCGGCCCAACCAAAGATAGCCTGGTCATCATCACCCGCTATCCAGACATCACATTGAGTTTCTTCTTCAATTTTTTTAAGCATTGACCATTGAATTAAAGATAAATCTTGAGCTTCATCTACAAAGATAACTTTAAATGGAGGCGGTTTTCCCTTATCTAAAAATTTTTGAAGCATGTCGGTAAAATCAATTAGCCCGTGGGCTTTTTTATAATTGTTTATTTCTTTTTCAATTGCTATAATCTTGGGCCTACTAATCCAAGTTAAGTGTTCATTTAAAGCAAATTGTTTTTCTGTAGAAATTTGTTTGACTCTGGCTACGTTAATTAAACTTAGATATTCACTGTTTGATGAAAAAATTCCATTGAAGTTATTAGTCTCATAAGCTGCATATTTAATTTGAATACCACAGGTTTCTCCAATTGAAAGATAGTTTCCTTCTTGCATAACATTTTCTTCTTTTAATCCAAGATTATTAAAAGCTAACGAGTGAAGGGTTTGAAAATATTTTATATCTTTTTTGGTTAGATCTTCGTTCTTATCGAGAAATCTATCTCGGGCTTCTCCAGCTGCCTTACGAGTAAAGGCGAAGTAGCCAATTTTATCTAGGGGTGTACCTTTTTGAACATATCTATGTACTTCATTTAAAAGTCTTCGTGTTTTTCCGGTCCCTGGAGGACCTATTACTTTATATCTAGCCATTAATAGTTTGTTCCTTTTCTTTCTACGGGTGTATGTTCTATCAGATCAGTATGTAATTGTGCTACCTTACATACTTTAAGAGTCTTACCATCCACGTTGAATGAAACATTAAATTCGACATGACATTTGTCTCTTAATATTTGTCCAATTTTTTCTTCTGGTATTTTCCAACTACTTCCTAGGTGTTCAACGAAGGAATTCCATCTAAAGTAATGAAATCCTGCTTCGGTAAAACACGATCCAAGATGAAGTTGTTTTCTTTGAGGAGCCGGTGGACCATTAATACAATACTGAAATAATTCTTCCGCTAATCGATCATCAATTTGAGTTCCTTTAGGTGGAGTAATCTTTTGGATATTTTTACTCCATTCATTAAGTTTTGCGTCAAATACTTTTGGTTTTAAAGTGTCAAATTTAATAAATGTCTGAGACCATATTAACCTTAAAAGTTCAGCCTGTATTGTCATTGATTTAAGATTAGGAATTACAACTCCCATTTTATCATCATTAGGCATAACAACATTGAATCTATATTCAGGTTCTACATATTTTATTACTTGAAAATCTGTGATTTCAGGAAAAGTATTATTTTTATCGGACTTAACTCCGAACGGTCTTTTGTAACAAAGACTTCGCATACATTTATCTTGAATGGGATCTTCATAGCAAGTATGTCCTGCGGTCTCTCCGCTCCATGCTTTAATTTTAGAGTCTAGTTTTGCCTTATCCCAAGGATCTGCTAAATAATTATAGTTTGCTTTTGATACTTGGTCAGGCCATTTGTCTTTGTATTTCTTTTTAGCAAAGACCATGTAGTTATACATAAACCGATCTCTGCCATCATCTAGTTTAGATTTAGAACACAGTGCTAGACATGGAGGACCATCTTCAAATTCTGGATTGGTACCTAGTAATATATTTCTATGAGCTTCTTCTACAAGTTTAGTTAAAGTTTCATTATCTACTTTAGATTCGTTAGCATATTTAATAAATTCTTCTAAGGATAGTTTAGAATTATTTTTATCTACCGCATAGCGAGTGGTTGCACCGTGATTGTAATAAGGTAAGTTTATAAATTGTCCTGGTTTTATATCTCCTTTATCATTCTTCTGTAGTTCTTTCTGTTTCGGAAAAACCTCAGTGGCTGGTTTTAATCCTAGAGGAAGCAGAAAAGCTTTTAAAGCTTCTATTAAATCAATAGTTGGAACTGTTCTTTTAAAAATACATAACAATGTAAACCCCCACTTTTAGATAAAATTGGGACTATAGGAAGTTTGTGTTGTTGAATTAAAGCTAAATACTTTTCGATTTTAAATGCACCATAGTCAGGTGGATCAACATCAATACACCCAAATTGAACAGTCTTATCTATTTTGCATGGTTGAATTCCAATTGATTTTTTTCCTGCTAAATGATCTAAATAATCTTTGTCTGTAATTGGGTGACCTGCCCATTCATAATTTGGTTTAATTTTATTTTTTTCTGAATCGAGTGCAGTGTTGGCCATGTCGGCCATGCCGAAGTCACCTTCATATCCTTTAAATAATTCTATAAATTCTTTTTCCATAACGATCCCTGGTTTCGGGCGGGTTCCACTCTCGCTTTCCCCGCCCTATTCTTCTTAAGAAAAAACTAGTAATTAGATTCTTCTTTTGTGTCTGCTGCAGCGTTACTTTTCTTTAAAGAGTTATGGAATTCTCTAGCCATCTGATAGACAGATGCATTATCCACTTTTCTTAACAGGGATACTCTGTATCCGTGCCAAGTAAAACTACCAGAGTTTTCAACAGAATTTAATTTATAAACTCTAGAAAACATAGGTGCAGGAACGTTTTTGTTTGTTTTAGGATCAGACTCAAATTGGTCTTGCATCACAGAGTTCCACCCTCTACTCACTTTAAGCTGTGTTGATTTCATAGCCATTAAAGCTTTCTCGGGTTTGTCTCCACTGATGATTACAAAGTGATTAGCTGTTTTGATAATTTGATTACCATTATCTAAAACATCTTTGCCCGAAGAATCCTTTTTAGTTTTAGCTAAAATTTCAGGACCTCTATCCGGACTCACAGGTCTGCCTTCCTTTCTTTCGAAAGGTGCCCATTCTGGATATGTTAATTTGTAGAAACAAGGTATTACTTCAATACCTTTTTCTCCACTATACAGTTTTTTTGTAACTGTATTATAAAACATTCCCGCTTCTGCTCCTTCAACATAGTTCGCATGTTTCTTTTTAGTTTCATCCGAACCGGTTTGTAATAACTTAAGAAAGGGTAAAGCCAAATCGGCTTTATCTATATTCTCAAGTCCTGCTCCAGCATCGCTTATAAAGTCGATCTTCGCTGGTAAGTTACCTTCTTTTTTTATAGTAACGTCTCTTGTCGCTTGTTGCATGTTATTTGCTCCTTGTTATTTTTGTTCTGTTTCCCTTGAACAGGTTAAAATGTTCAGAAGGCAAGTCTTGCTTTGCTTCAACTCGCTCTCTGTACAGTGCTTTAAGAGTCATAGGTTCAACTTTCAGTTTTTGTGAAGGTTGATATCCTTTACTCTCTGCAAGGCTAGTGTATTCACTTGCCTTGTTATCTTCGCCACGACCAAAGGAAACAGTAATCTCATTCTTAATAAGATCACCCAGGTCATTGTCTCGAAGCCATTGATAAGCGCGTTCCTTGTTTGCTACAGGAATAGTAGCGCTATAAATTTCTTTAACTTCTATGGCTGAACCATCTTGAAGTTTAAGAGTTTTTAATTTCATTGATTCCATAATTTCAGGAATTACTTCTGCAGAAATTTTATCAGCTCTCTCTTTCTTTTGTTTTAAAAAAGCCTCTTCTTTTTCTATTTCTCCCTCTAATTTTTGAAGAACAAGTACATAGTTAGAAAGACTTCTAACATCTTCTATTTCATCTACTTGTTGAGGTGCATCTTCAACAAACATATTTTGTAAGTTTTTATTACTCATCGATTTCTCCTTTCTCGTATAGATTAATTTTAATTGGATAATACATTCTTTCTTGTCGATCCCATTTTAGTAAATTATATTTACCGTTTGTCATGTCAGAAACAATAGAGCATGCTACACCTATAATTGCAGGATCACCTGTCAATAGTAAATAATCTCCTTCACTAAAATCTTTTAATGCTTTTCTTAATTTAAAAATTAAAGGACCTGGAGAAAAAATTATTTGAGAAAATTCTGGTAATAGAAATTTAAATTCTCCGTATTTAGACGCGCCCATAATATTTATTTTAGGGCTGCCCGATTGGGTACCTGGAATTTCTTGTATGACGTAAACTATTTTTTCTTTCATACTTGACAATATAGTGATTCATTGTTATCTTGTCAACTAGAAAGAAGAAAAATTATGCACTATAAATTTAAGACCAAACCTTACGCACATCAAACGACTGCGTTAGAAAAATCGTGGAATAAAGAAACCTATGCCTATTTTATGGAAATGGGTACGGGTAAAACTAAGGTATTAATTGATAATGCTTCCATGCTTTATGATAAAGGCAAGATAGATGGCCTTTTAATCGTTGCACCTAAAGGCGTTGTAGGCACATGGTATGACCAAGAACTTCCAACTCATTTACCAGATCATATTAAGAATATGACCATTTTGTGGCAATCAAATATTACCAAAGGTCAAAGAGAAAAACTGGATTCTTTATTCAAAAGTGATCATGATCTTCATATATTAATTATGAATGTTGAAGCTTTTAGTACGGAAAAAGGCAGAGATTTTGCTACAAAGTTTTTAAATTCTCATAGAACATTAATGGTTATTGATGAATCTACTACTATTAAAAATCCAACTGCAAAAAGAACAAAAAATATTATAGATTTATCAGAGATAGCTAGATATAGAAGAATTATGACGGGGTCTCCTGTTACTAAAAATCCTTTGGATCTATATTCTCAATGCGAGTTTTTAAGTCCATATCTTTTGGATTTTACTTCTTATTATGCATTTAGAAATAGATATGCAGAAATGAAAACATTACACTTACGTGGGAGATCAATACAAATAGTTGATGAATTTAAAAATTTGGGTGAGTTATCTGATCAATTAAAAGGATTCTCTTACCGAGTATTAAAAGAAGATTGCCTAGATTTACCAGAGAAAAACTGGACCAGAAGACAGATTACTTTAACACCAGATCAAAGAAAAATATATGAACAGATGAAAGAAACAGCCCTTGCACATTTAAATGGTAAGGTGGCAAGTACCATGATTGTTTTAACTCAATTAATGAGACTTCATCAAATTACATGTGGTCATTTCACAGCCGATGATGGAACTATTCAGGACATACCCAATAATAGGTTAAAAGAACTATTAGATGTATTGTCCGAAATGGAAGGAAAAGCCATTATATGGGCTCATTATCAGCATGATGTAAAAAACATTATTAGAGAAGTTGTAAAAATTTATGGTGAAGGCTCAATAGTTGATTATTATGGATTAACACCACAAGATGAAAGAGACATTAATAGAAAGAAAATTCAGTCCGACCCTAAGTGCCGATTCCTAGTTGGAACGCCCGCTACGGGCGGCTATGGCATTACTTTGACGGCTGCAAACACCGTAATTTACTATTCTAACGGATATGACCTAGAGAAGCGTTTACAGTCCGAGGACCGTGCGCACCGAATTGGTCAAAAGAAATCTGTGACTTATGTGGATATTCTTGCGGAAGAAACGGTTGA